CTTGCCCTATCTGCAATGGCAGGCCTGTTAACCGCGTATGAAGATAGAAATTAATTCTATGTTTGTATTCCGTAACATCAGCGACAAGGAGTAATAGTGGCTATTTTCAGCCGAGATACCAACGAACAGGCGCGTGCTCCGCGTGTTCAAAAAACTACTACCAGTCCAGCTTCTATATTCACAAACCCGTCTCCTGAACCACTTCCTTACATCACTCCACGCCCCTTAACTGCGGCTGCAACCCAAATTCGGGTAGGAGACAAGGGAGAATTTGAACAGTTTAAGAATCGTCGCTCTGCTAACTCTTCTGCATGGCAGTCCGAGGCTTGGGAATACTACGACGCAATTGGCGAATTGAAATACGCATTTAATCTTGTTGCAAGTGTTATCTCACGTATTCGCATTTACGCTGCTGTTGTAGAAAATCCTGCAGAAGCCCCTTCATCAGTTCGCACAGCAAAAAATGTTGATCCTGCACTAGCAGCCGCAGCCGAACGCGCTCTAGGTCGTTTAGATTCTGCTTACGGTGGTCAGGCTGGATTACTACGCGATGCCGCTCTTAATCTTTCCGTTGCTGGCGAATGCTACTTAGTACAAGTTCCAGAACGTCCAGGATATGGAATTCCAGAATCATGGGATATTAAATCTGTAGACGAAGTTCTTGCCGGACAAAAAGGTGGCTACAGCCTTATCGGTCGCCGTGAGCAGTCAACAAGTACTGGCTACAGCGGTAACAACGGCGGACAGGGTACACAACTTAGCAACAACGCTTTTGTTGGTCGTATTTGGCGAGCACACCCACGCTACTCAGACGAAGCAGACTCATCACTACGCGGTTTGCTAGATCTTTGCTCTGAACTTTTACTTCTTAACCGTACCTTCCGCGCAACCGCACGTTCACGCCTCAACGCTGGTGCTTTGTATATCCCAGACGGCTTAGCAGTTTCCTCTGGCGCAGCTCCTGACTACCCTTACTCAGATGATGCTGACCTAGACCCAGCAATGCTTGCCGAAGAACAGCAAGATGATTTTGAAGAGCAACTTATCGACGCGATGACCACGCCTATTAAGGACGAGGACTCCGCTTCTGCAGTTGTTCCACTTATCATTCGTGGTCCAGCAGAACTTGGTGACGCTATCAAGCAGTTCAAGTTTGAGCGTTCATTCGACCCTGCACTTGCACAACGTGCTGATCGTGTTCTAGAACGCATTCTGCAGGGCGTAGACGTGCCTAAGGACATTATTACTGGTCTTGCCAACGTCAAGTACTCAAATGCGCTACAAATCGATGAGACGCTTTACAAGACCCATATCGAACCTCTTATGCTTTTGATTGCAGACGCACTTACTGTTGTCTACTTGCGCCCATATTTGATTGCAAACGGCTACCCAGAAGTAGAAGTAAGCAAACTTGTTGTTTGGTACGACCCAAGCGCAATCTCAACTCGTAACGACCGCGCTGCAGATGCTGATTCAGGTTTTGAAAAGGCTGCAATTTCTTGGCAGACCTGGCGACAGACTCACGGTTTCTCCGAAGCAGATGCGCCAACTCCAGATGAACTTGCTATCCGAATGATTTACGAAAAGGGTGGCATTACTCCTGAACTAACAGAAGCAATGCTTAACTCTCTTGCACCAGAAACAATGAACAGAGTTAAAGAGGCTCAGCAAGCAAACTCTGTTGCTCCGCTACCTCAAAATGTCATTGACGCTTTAGGAAATACGCAAGGCGAACCAGGTGGTGAAGAAGTTGTCTAGTGAATACTTAAGTAGTTTTGCTGACACTGCTGCAGAACTTGCAGCAAAGAAAAGAACAATTTCTCAGACTCCTGCCCCAAAGAAAGACCGGATTTATGGATCAAAGAAAAACAAAAAAGGATCTGCTTCTTCTGGCAAGTCTGGCGCAGTTAAGTTCTCAGCAAAAACCGAGAAGGCGCTTAAAGAAAAAGTTAGTGCGCATAATGAGAAAGCTCGTGACGGGCGCAAAGCAACGCTAGGAATGCTTAAGGCTGTTTACCGCAGAGGTGCTGGAGCATTTTCTGGAAGTCACCGTCCCGGTATGACCCGTGACCAGTGGGCTATGGGGCGCGTTAACGCTTATCTAAAACTTTTAAAGAGTGGAAAGCCATCTAATCCTAACTACAAGACCGACAACGATTTACTTCCTGCAGGTCACCCACGTAGCACTAAATCAAAGAACTCCAACTCTGCTCTTACTGCATCAGTTGCTCTTGTTCCAGAAGAGCGCGACTTAGCAGAAGCACTGCTTGAGGTTGTAGCAAAGCACGGTAAGTTCAACGAAGATGAGACTGGCGTATGGGCTGGCTACACACCTGCTGCAGAAAATGAAGTAGCAAGTATTGGCGTTATCTGCAAGAACTGCGTTTTCTATTCTGAAGATGAAAACGGAAACGATGTCTGCCAAATTATTGCTGTTCAGATTGAAGATTTAGGTAAGTGTCGTTTTGCTGTAATTCCCGAGGGAGTTGTTGATAAGAACGCAATTGAACAACACATGATGGAAAAAGAAGAAGCTATCTCCAACTTGCAATACAAAGATGATTTAACTTACACAATTTTTGAAACTATTGAAGAATACGAGTCTCCAGAAAAAGCAATCACCGCTCTTGCAGAATCAAGTGAATTTAGTTATGACGCTGATATTGCGCTTCGTGCAGCATGGCTACGCGGTGTAAAAAACGGTGATGATCCATATCAGCGTGCTAGAAATCTGGCAGAATTAGGTTACGAAAGTAATGACGCGGACTTACTTCCTATCATTGAAAAGGGCATCTCTTCGTGAACAACAAAAATTCTGTAGAAAATCAGATTGCTCTAATTCGTTCTCAGGTTCATTCTCTTATTCACCAAGAGAACGCAGGAGTCCCTGCAGAACGTATGGTGACTGTTAAGTCTGCTTTCTCAGTTGTTAAGCGTTCTTTAAACGAAACACGTGATCTACCTTTTGAAGTACGTGAATACCGCGCACTACGCGAACTTTCCGCATTTATTACTCTTGCTCAAAAAAATAAGAGCATTACCGCTTTCCCTAAGCACACAGATTTACTCCCCGTATCGCACCCAGCATCAACAGCGCGACATGCAATGACTGCATCTGCTCTTAACTATGCCCGGATGCAATGGTTACTGGCTGGCACACAAATATCTGAAGAAGTTAGAGCCATTGTCGCTTCTGCAGTTCTAGCAACTTCTGGCTCTGTCGAACACAAATATGCAATCACTCGTTTGTCCTCTCTACCTGATATCCCATTAGAAGCTCTTGTTGCAGCTTTAGGAGATGGAAACTCTAGAGAATCACTTAGACGACGTGCAATGGATCAACTTCGTGACCGTTTTGGTCGCTTTGCATACCAAGGTGGTGGCGGTAGTGCACTTGTACGACGCACTAACGGTGAAGTACAGCGCTTAACAGGTAAACCTGTTTCACAGAGCGCGGATGGCAACACAATCCGTATGGAACTTCCTGATGGTCGCTTAGCAGATTTCTCTATGGGCGTTATGCAATTTATTAGAGCCGTTATCAACCCAACTAAAGATGGTTACAGCGGTGTTCCTGCTACATACGACTCATCTGATGAAGTTGTAGACGAAGATTCGCTACAATACTTTGATGCTCCTCACGGCTTCCGCGCTGACGGTGATTACACCGCAGATCCAGCAGACCCTAACGATTCAAATGGTAAAAAATACACTGATGATGCCTACGATGTAGTTGTAAAAGAAAACGGCGACTACCTTGTATCCCGCCAAGGATCTAATGATCCCTTTGCTGCTGTTGGCTCTTGGTCTGAGGCACAAAAAGCCATGCAAGATGATGAGCCTTCATACGCTAAACAACAAGGTATGCAGCCAATTGCTCGTTTATCTGATGAGCAGATCGCCAAAATGTATGACGATCCAAATGTTGATCCTTTTAGTATTCCAAGCCCACGTGGTGAGGAATCAGAATCAAAGCCACAACCAAAAACAAAAGACGGTGGCGAAGGACAACCTCCACAGGGTCCAAAAAAATTTGCTTTTACTTACCCGGAAAACGCTTTCAAACTTTCAACAGACCCTACTGACTTTGAGCCAGAAGGTTACCAAGACCAGGACAGCACTAACTACACCGATGATCCAAAGGTGCTTGCTAGTAAGTTCAAACTAGAAGGTCTTATTGGTCAACTAAAGAAAGCAATCCTTCCTAAAGAAGATGGAAGCCCTGCAACTGCCTACGCACCTTTCCCATTCAACGAAGGCGCAGAGTTAGTACCTGCCGAAGCAATCTATGCAGCTATTGGCGAAAAGGGTGGCGATCCTCAACTAGAAGCCGCAAAGATTTATGACGAAGCTTTGGGCGGAACAGCAAACCAAGACGCTCTTGAAGCGTCCCGCGCAAAGCCAGAAG